AACCTTTTGTAGATATTCCGTATTACATGCATATATATGGTTTGACCATCTTTGGTCTTCTTTATCAAAAATAAACCATTCGTAATTATATATCACGGTTTTTATACCTTTGTAAAATTCTTTCGGATTAGGGATCCAAGATAAACTTTCAGCTTTATATTGGTATTTTGATTGGTCGCCTTTAAGCCATTCTGCTCCTCCTTTTACATATAGGAAACCAGGTTTTTTGGAGTTGGATAATTTTACCATACCATACTTATCATTATCAAGTATAGATATGACATCATTCATCGTTTGTTGTATTTCAAAACCATCTTTCATTAGGAGAAAATCGTTCTCAGAGAAAATAAAGTATTTGGTTTTACAATTTTCGACTAATTGAATAAATGCATCTAAAATACCTATATTTCTCTTATCTTTTAAAATATTTATGTGATATTTTTCAGCCAGTTCGATATCTTTATCGGAATATTCTTGAATAAAAACGGATCTGTTTTCTGGAGGAATAATATCAAATAATCCGTTTTGTTGATGACTTTGAAGGGTTTTGGATAATATATGTTGTTTTTTCCAGGTTAAGTATCCGATAGAAATTTGATTCATATAGATAAATAATAATAATAATTTATATTTTATATTCAACAATAAATATTTAATTTAGATATTAAATATTTATTATATTATAATGAAAATGGGTTGTCCTGATAGCTTTTCTTTTATATCAAACTATAATTGTCATTTAGAAGCAATAGGCATGTTACTATCTTTATCATTACACCATCCTAATAGTATTGTTTATGGTTTTGTCGATGATAAAACTAAAATACATATTGAAAAATGTGTTCCTAAAATAAATTTAAATCTTAGATTAGTTAGTAATTTGGAAAAATATAAAAATAAAAATAGAAACCAATTATGCGGTTCAGGAGAATGGTCTCAATTTCAAATGGAAAAAGCTAACGTTATAGATTATGCATTAAAGTCGTCAAATGATACGATGTTTTTAGATTCTGATATATTTATATTGAATAAAATTTATGTAGATAAAAATAAAGATATAGGGGTTTCGCCACACTGGACAACAAAAAAAATTACTGATCAATACGGTTATTATAATGGAGGAGTGCTATGGACTAAAAACAAAAATACACCAAAAGATTGGATTGAATTTACTAAAAAATCTAGATACTACGATCAGGCATCAATTGAAGATTTAGTTAAAAAATATTCACATTATATACTTGGCGAAGAAGCCAATATTGGATATTGGACTGTAAATTTTCCATATAATTCAGAAAAACCTGATAAATTATTGAGTTATATAAAGGATGAAAATAATAATATATATTATAAAGGTAAACCATTACAATTTATACATGCTCATATAATTGAATATAATAATAAAGTTAATAATAAAAAAGACGGAATGGCACTATTAATAACTAGAGTAATGAATGTCTTAAAAAAAATAAATAGATATAAAGAATTAATGATTATGGAAAGAATGATACAAGGAAAATATATATTGGGTATACCAAAACAACCACGAAAAAATATATGGAATCATACAGATGATAGTTTTAGAGAATTAGTAACTTTGATTGAAAAGAATAATTATGATTTTAAATTAGAAAGAAAAGATATAAATAATTGCCAGTTAGGAGAAAATATAATATTATATGATAGACCTACTTTATTATGGAAGGATAATAATTTTACATCAAAAAGTTTATTATTGCTAGGTAACGGTGATATAAATGAGGAAGGGAAAATATTATCTAATCAATATAATGTTCCAATAATTCCATGGTCGTTTTGGCCGCGTAATCCAATAAAATTAGAGTCATTTTTGGAAAATATTAATCGCAAAAAATTTCATGAACGAACAAATGAAAGCATATATATTGGAAATATAGAAACAAACGAACAAAAACAAAACAGAAATAACGATTGGAGTAAAGTGATTACACTTTTCTCTTTAACAAACGGTACAACCCATAAGTTTACTCAAGAACAATATTTACAACATATATCGAATAGCAAATATGGGTTATGTCTAAGAGGTTTTGGAAAAAAATGTCACAGAGAAGTAGAGTTAATGGCATTTGGTACAGTTCCGCTTATTACGCCTAATGTAAATATTACATCATATTTAGACCCACCTAAAGAAAATATACATTTCATTAGAGTAAATAACCCATTAGATGTAAAGAAAAAAATATCTGATATAAATAGTGAAAAATGGGAGGAAATGTCAAAAAAATGTAGTGAATGGTTTCAAAAAAATGTACATTCAAAAAATTTTATGCAAAATACGCTAGAACATATTCTTTATGGTTAATTTATACGTTCAAATGTTATATTATAGTTATCATTTTTCAATATTTTATAATTATTATATTCGAGTTTTTTAATAATTTTAGCGGTTTCGTTTGTTTTATCTTTCTTTTTCAAGAATAAATCAAATTCTACAAGTAAATATTTTGGAAATATTTTGGTTTCAATCATATGATTTAATACTTGTATTTCAGCTCCTTCAATATCCATTTTCAATAAATCAATTTCTGTATGATTATTATCAGTCATAATATTTTTAAGTGTGTCTGTTTTTACTATATCATATGTTTTACCAAACATGTCTTTATTAAATGATTGTGAAACATAATTAGGATTATCCTGCTTATAAAAATTTAAGGTAGTTTTTTCGTTGTATAATCCAATATTTAAATAATTAATTTTTTTTAAATTTACATTAGAATTTTTTAAATGAGTGTAATAATCATTTTGAATACCGCCTGAAAATTTGAATGTATCTTTATTATTAACATATAGTTTAAACTCATCAAAATGCTTAATTGCTTTTTCTGTAGGGTCTATTAGTATTATATTGCAATCATATTTTGTTTGAAGTAAAGCGTCAAAAGATATGTCTTCCCCAACACCGACTGAATAAACTATACTATCACTATTTAACAGGGGAGATTTTGGTATAAACCATCCGCCATATGATGTTCCTAATTTTTCCATTATTATTATTATTATTATTATTATTTATTGGTATTTATAACGAAATTAATTATCCATGATTGTAATATTTGCTTTATATCTTGGTAAGTTACTATTTAAACTTGATTTAAAAACAAATAACTGTTTGTTTCCTAATATAGATGCACATATAGAATAAGAAGAAAATTGGGAACACATTATAATATATTTTGATGGTTTAGTTAAATAAAAAAAATCAATATAATCTTTAGGAATATCATAATCATATAATAACGGTGTGAATTTTTTATTAATTTTATCCTTAATATTGTAATATTTATTGTCATCGGTAACAATAGAATATGTTGTAATATTACGTTCTTTGTTTATAAAATTTATAGTTTTGGTTATAAAATCATTTAATTGATCAATATTAGTAAAATCATTACCAGGGGGGGATTTAGTTTTTAGTACTCGATCGCCCGCTCGTATATGTATTATAACATCATAATTAATGATGTTTACTATATTAAATTTGAATTGATATTTAGGACAAAAATTATTACTACGTTGAAAACAATTTGAGATAATATCATATTTGTTTCTCTCTTCATCTGTAATTTCTGATTTAATAGTTATATTATCAAACATTATTAGTATATCATATATTCTTGGTTTATGACTATTTTTCCAAATATATATACATTTTTTATTATTTACAAAACAAAATTCTTGAATATTAATAAGTTGTTCTATACGATTTCCTAATCCATCTGGTCTTCCTATAAAAATAAATATATCCGTCATTATAATTATAATAATTATATTTATTATAATTATAATAATTATAATGACGGATTTAAAAAAATATCTTGATGACAATAATTTTAGACAACCTTATCTTAAATATGCTTATAATTATATAAGTCAAAATGGCGAAGATGGTATTATAAAGCAATTGCTTAGTGAATTAGAAATATGTAATGGAAATGTGATGGAATTTGGTGCATGGGACGGAATTTATTTGTGTAATGTCTATTTGTTATATAAAACTGGTAAGTTTAATGCTATATTAGTAGAATCAGATAAAAAAAGATATGAAAATCTTTTGACTAACACAAAAAACCTTAAAAATGTTGAAACTCATAATGTAATGATATCGCCTGATAGTAAGAATAAAAATTCAGTAGATAATATTGTAAAAAATAGTAGATTTAATATTAAAAATGACAATTTTACAATTTTAGTAATAGATGTTGATTCTATTGATTATGCAATATTTGATAGTATTAAAAATTATTCTCCAATAATAATTATTATCGAATGTAAAAATGGAACTAAAATTACTGATGACTATATTGGAAATGATGGTGCATCTCTTAAATCAATAACAGAATTAGCAACTAGAAAAAATTATACGTTGGTCTGTTATAATTTAAATGCATTTTTTGTAAATAATAACTATATCCATAAATTAAAATCACATAACCCAAATTTAAAACTAAAAGATTATGATGCACCAATAAAAGAATTACAACATATTGACCAAACGGGTAATATTAAGAATAATCGATATTATTTTACGGAAGAATATAAACAAATTTGTAAGAAAGAAGCTTCAGAACTTTTATCATTATAATTGTTGTAAATTTTGAAAAGTTTACATAAATATATTAATTATTTTCGACAATTATCAAAATGCTCTTTAAACCATTCTACAGATTTATGTATACCTTCATCTAAGTCCGTGAATCGAAAGTTGGGATAATATTTCATAAGTTTACTATTATCCGCTGTTTTTTTAAATTGTCCATCTGATAATGACGTATCAAATACGATTCGGTGTTCATACTCAAACTCTCGAGCAATCATTCGTCCTACTTGTTCAATACTGACTTCTTCTTTTTCTCCCACAGATAATATAATGGTTTCTTTTTCATTATATTCTACTAATGACCATATTATCAATTTTGCCAAATCTTGGGAATAAATAAATTGCCTTAAAGGTTTTCCTGACCCGCAAATAGTAAAAGGGTTATTTTCTTGTTTCGCTATAAAACATTTATGTATTAATGCAGGTATTACATGCCCGTCTTTCAACGAATAATTATCATTTTCTCCATAAATATTAGTAGGTATTACACAAATAAAGTTGTCTCCGTACTGTTCTTGATAAGCTTTGGATTGAACTTCTAACATTCTCTTAGCATAAGCATATGCATCATTTGAATTATGTGGTGCACCATCATGTAACATCTGTTCGTTAATAGGATATGTCGTTTTATCTGGGAAAATACAAGTCGATAAACAACTAACGACTTTTTTTACATTATATTCATGACTGCATTTCAAAACATTCAGATTAATAAGCATATTTTTTTCAAACATATCGACTTTTTGGTTCATGTTTTTGAATAACCCACCAACATAAGCCGCCAAATGAATCACGAAATCAGGTTTCTCTTTTTCAAATAATTTATTTACTTGTTTATAATCTGATAAATCACAATCTTTAGAACTTAAAAACATAAATTCATAATTATTAGAATATTCTTGTTGAATACTTTGTATACCATATCCTACTAATCCTGTTCCACCTGTTACCAAAATTTTCATTCTCTATTTACTAAGGAAATTATATTTAAATAGTGAGTTATATTAATACATTTATATTCGAGTATAATAATATTATTAATGAAAGTCGCACTCATTACAGGTATAACAGGACAAGATGGTTCTTATATGGCAGAATTTCTTTTAGAAAAAGAATACAAAGTATGGGGGATAGTAAGACGAGCATCTGATATTAACACACATCGTATCGATCATCTATACCAAAATCCTAATTTAATCATTAAGTATGGAGATATGACAGATGGTTCTAATCTACTTCATTTACTTTACCAAATTAAAGAAACATACGATGAATCGTTAGAACGATTAGAAGTTTACAATTTAGCGGCGATGAGTCATGTCAAGGTTTCTTTTGAAATGCCTGAATATTCTGTAGAAGCCGATGGTGTTGGTGTATTAAAGTTATTAGAAGCCATTCGAAGCTCTGGATATCAAGATAAAATCCGATTTTATCAAGCGTCAACTTCGGAGTTATTTGGATTAGTACAAGAAGTACCACAAAAAGAAACAACGCCATTTTATCCTAGATCGCCCTATGGTGTCGCTAAACTTTATGGATATTGGATTACGAAAAATTATCGTGAATCGTATGATATGTTTGCATGTAACGGAATACTTTTCAATCACGAGAGTCCAAGAAGGGGACCTACATTCGTCACACGAAAGATAACCAAAGGGTTAAATATGATTTTGAATGACGACAGAGATAAATTAGTAATGGGAAATCTGAATGCAAAACGTGATTGGGGTCATGCAAAAGATTATGTTGAAGGAATGTGGCAGATGCTACAATCAGATAAGCCGCAAGATTACGTATTGAGTACAAATGAATTCCACTCAGTACGCGAATTTATTGAAAAAGCCTTTGCGTTGAAAGGGTTTGAAATTGTGTGGAAAGGGGAAGGAGTGAATGAAGTTGGATATGATAAAAAAACAAGAAGGGAACTCATTTTTGTGGATGAAAGGTATTTTAGACCAGCAGAAGTTGAGGAGTTACTGGGTGATTCAACAAAAGCAAGAACGGAGTTGGGATGGAAACCAAAATACAGTTTTGATGACTTGGTGAGAGAAATGGTGGAAATGGATTGTAATTAGATTTTTAAATATAATTCGTTTTTATAAATTTATAAAATAAATTATTGGAAAAATGTAGAAAACATATTTCAAAAGTTCATTCTTGGAGTTAAATATTAAATATTTTCCAATTAGATTTATCTAATTTAGAATTTAAACCGTATGAAAAATAATGATTCCAATATGGATAATATACTTGACTACCTTTATGTAGCAATCCAGCAGTATAAGCAATTGTACTAGCAGATAATACTAATATATCAGAATTTATCATATATAACATAGAATCATCTACATTTAAATTTCTAATCAATTTAAAATTTTTAAATAAATCTGGAAATTTAAAATCTTTAGGAATAGGTGACATAATTAAATCTACATTATATATATTATATTTTTTTGAAGTTCTACAATAAAATTGTATAATAAATTTAAGTCACAATTATGTTGTTGTATCCAAGGTGTTACATTTTCTAAAACACTCATATCCATAATAGTATTAAAATCACTGTTAATATGATTTATAACACTATCTCCTTTTTTTATTAAATTTTCTTTTTTAGGAATATAGTAAGCACAATCATCTAATCTTAAATGAACACATATATTTTTTTTTAATTCATTTTTTGGTAAAATTTGCATGTATATTTTATATAAATTACTATTTTTAAAATAACTAGGAATATCTTGTTTTATTTTTTCTACTAATATTAAATTACTACCAACATAACCATATTTATTATCATGATAATTTGTTTTTGGTCCTATTTTATCTGTAACTTTACATAATAAATGAAATGGTTTGAAAAATAAATCATTATAATATTTAAATTTTTTAATAGATTTAACAATTTCTATTGATTGTTTTATATATTTTTCTCCATAAGCAATAAATACATATCCTTCATTCATATTATAATTATAGTATATTATAATTATAGTATATTATTATTTTAATTATAGTTATTATAAATGGAAACTAATAAAACATCTGAAATAACTTGTGTATCAGGTTATTGGAAAATAAAAAATAAACATGATAATAAATTTGATAAATGGTTATCTAATTCATTAAAAATAAATTGTCCTTATATTTTTTTTTGTGAAAAAGAAATGATACCATATATTAAAAATTTTAGAAATAATTTACCAACTTATTTTATTGAATGTTCAATTAATGATTTTTATACATATAAATATAAAAATAAAATGATTACACATACAATACATTGTCCATCAGTAGAACTTAATTTAGTTTGGAATGAAAAAATTTTTTTACTAAAAAAAGCATATGATCTTAATATATTTCAATCAAATTATTTTTGTTGGATAGATGCTGGAATATGTGTTTATAGAGAAAAAAAACCACCTAATTATAATTTTTCAGATTTAAGTAAAATAAAAGAATTACCAAAGGATAAATTTATATATAGTTCATCTTTACCATATAATGAAATAAACTTAAATATGAAATTAAAAACATATAATCATTCATATTCACATCATATTAGTGGAACTTCTTATATTTTACATAAAAATATAATTAATACATTTGTTGATTTATATAAAAAATATTTAGAAATATTAATAGATAATAAATTTATCTGGACCGATCAAATTATTTTAACTCATATTTATAAAGACAATAAAAATTTATTTTATAAATTATGCGATGGTTATGGAACAAATATTTCATATTTATTTAGCGCATAGAACCTGGAACAAAGTTTTCTATTTTCTTCAATTGATTTTTGAATAAAAGGTATATTATTAAATTTATTATTTGGAATGATTGTTATGAAATCCTTACTTCTATCTAAATTTTCTGAACTAATTTCATTACAAACAATACCTAATCCAGCAATTAATGCTTCTTTAATAACTAAAGGATCAGCTTCTCCATCAGACATTAAAAGAATATTAGCATAATCCGTAAGATTATGATATAACATTTCTTTATCCCATGACCCTAAATAATTATCTGATTTAAAAGATGAATTATGATAATGACCAACAAAATAAAGATTTGGAATGGAGGTATATAAATATTGTCTTTTTCTTAATTCTATTTTTCCAATATATATAGTTCTTTGTGGATATAATGGTATTTTTTTATAAATAAAAGAATCTTCACGTGCACCATTATGAATTACATGAATTCTATTTTCTGAAATTCCAGATTTTATATAAACATTTTTTATTTCTTGACTTATTGAAAAAATGTGTAATAACTTACTATATTTAATTAATTCTTTTAAATAAATATAAGGTTCTCTACCTGAAAATATTTGTGGTAAATATGCCCAATGTGTAGTATATAAAATTTTTTTACAATATTTATAAATTTCTGGAACTATAGTTATAAGATCATCGTACATAATATGTACAAATGTAAAATTATTATTTTTAATAAAATTAATTACTTTTAAATTATCATTATTGCTTATATAAACAACATCATAATTCATTTTTTTTAAATTTTGATAATAATCCCATAAAATAATTTCACAAGCACCCCAAGCTTTTGGAGGTATTGTTGTTCCTGGACCAATCAAACATATTTTCATTATATATTAATTTAAATATAAATATATTTTTATATATATATATATATATATTAAATATAATATATATTAAATATATATATATTAAATATGTACGAAAATATAATCGCCATTCCATACCGTAATAGAAAGAAACATTTGGAATATTTTATCAAAAATACAGTACCTCTTCTTCAAGAACACTTACCCAATAGTAAGGTAGTTGTTATAGAACAAAATGAGGGGAAATTATTTAATCGTGGAGCAATATTAAACGTGGTTTTCAAAGAATATGAAAATAAGACTAAATATTTCATTACACACGATGTAGATTTAAACCCTACTGAAAAATGTATTACAACTTACTATATAAAAGAGGTAAATGATAGCTATGTTTTAGGTATATATACATCTGGTTGTAATACGTTGGGTGGAATAATAAAATTAAAAAACGAAACAATTCATAAGATAAATGGATTTCCCAATGATATTTGGGGATGGGGAACAGAAGACAAGGCTTTACAAAATCGTGCCGAATTTTATAAAATAAAGAAAATAACAAATCTCATGAATGATAAAGAACATCCAGAATATTTGCAGCGGTTCCACGATATAAATGACCGAGAACTGAAATATATGAAGGCAAATACAACTAAACATTATCAACATTTTCATAATTTAAATGAAAAAGAAAAAATGAAAGAAATTATGAGTTCTGGATTGAATAACTTGAAATATACCATACTTGAGCGAAAAATGATACACGATATTGTTGAAATTATCAAAGTGGATTTATAATATTAGTTGCAATTCCTATTGATTTTATTATTTAATTAAATAAAATATGATTAAATAATATATTAATTAATATAATAATGTTGTTTTATATTTTTATCTCTTGTAAATCACGTATAGAAAAATGTTATCCTATAATAATAAATATGATGAAAGAATTAAAAAATGATAATTATATAATTGTTACAGGAGGACATGATGAATATAAGTATTTTCATGATAAGCATTTACTAGAAATTCAATGTAATGATTATTATGAAGGATTGCCTGAAAAGGTAATAAAAACATATAAATATATTTATGAAAATATATTATTTAATAGTTTTACGCATTTTTGTAAATTAGACGATGATATGGTGATAAAACAATTAATAAATACTTCATTATTAAGTGATTATTGTGGTAAAGTAAATAATAATTGGAGTGGTAATAGAAAGTGGCATATTAATAGGTGTAGTAAAGATAGTTCATTTAATAATACAGAATATAGCGGACCATATGTCCCTTGGTGTTTAGGTGGATGTGGATACATTATTTCTAGAAATAGTTTAAAGATAGTATCAACAGATACAAATTATCATAACGAAATATATGAAGATTTATATGTTGGTAAAATATTGTATGGTAGACAAATAAATCCTACAAATATATTAGGTTTATCAAAATATATATATAGTAAGGACCATTATTAATTATGTGAAAATATATTTTAAAATAACCCTACCTCCAAATATAACAAATTCTACATTTTTAATTAATTATAATATTTTAAACAAAAATATCACAATACTTTTAATGATTGGTTCGAAGAATTTTTAGATATAACAAAAATTACTAATTTCGACAAAGATAAAGGTGTAGATTTTTACAAGTTTCCTAATAATAATACTATTATGGTTTATACAATGGAAAAACTAACAGAAAATTATGAATATATTAAAGAACAATTAGGAATTGTATCTAATATTGATAATATAAATAATTCTTATATAAAGGGTTATTCTGAAATATATAAGCAAGTAAAAGAAAAAATTGTTTATAAAAAAGAATATTTAGAGAATTTATTAAACACAGATATTATGCGTTTATTTTATAATGAGAATGATATTAATTTTTTTTATTCAAAATATAAAACATTATAAAGTCGGCGTTTTAAATGTTCAAAGGTGTAATAAAAAATCGTGGATGTGACTTATATTATTATAAAATATTCTTCTACATCAATCATATGTATATTTATCCTCATCATTAGACCATTCAAGATTATAAATACTAAAATTTTATAAATGTTTCATTATAAACGTTTATAAAATATTCAATCTATCAATATAACCTTCAGGTAAATCCATATCCAATATCGTAAACAGTTTATTCACTATGAATTTTATCAACTGTCTAGTCTCTTCTCTTGAATACAAAGCATAACCATACTGATTGAATAACTTTGCAATACTATCTTTATGTGATGCGTCTAACTCCTTTGTATTTTTGAATAAATCAGGGTCTTTTGAACTACTGTCTATATACCGCAACCCTTCCAATATAACTGAAACTGAGATTTCATCACTAACTACATAATGCCATCCTTGTATAGTAAATAATGACATAGGTTTATCCAAGTGTTTACACACCATAGAAATAACATCTGATTGATAACTTGGTATAATATTGTCACCATCTGACACGACTATCACCAAAGGTTTTTGAATTCTAATTATATCGAAAAATATAGGTATGTTCCAATACGAACAAAACCAGTCAAAAGTAATAAACTTAGAAACAATAATGTCTCCGTAATTATCACGACAAGTCATTTGCGCAATTTTGAGATTTTCTTCGTTGTCACGCCCAAGTAATAAAGGATTTAACAATCTTCCTACTTTACGTGCAAATCTATTAGGAAATCCACTTTTAAAAATAATACCCCAATACGTACCAAGAGAACCCAAAAATGGAAAAATACCAACAGGATTAATAAGCATTATTCCACATATTTTATCTGGATGATGGAATGCTATTTTAGTAGAGAGGAATCCACCAAATGAATGTCCTACAATTACAGGTCGTTTTTCAGGGAATATTTTATCCAAATATATACCAAAAAATAAAACATAAAAGTTGACAATCTGGGTTGATGTCATATCTTCAAACGCATTACCGTTGATTGGATTAAGACCAAAACCTGGTAAACTTATCGAATGAACATCATAACCCTCATTTATAAGACGTTGAATAATAGGCAAAAAAACAGGCGCGCCAGAGTTTGCACCATGAATTACTAGTAACGGTTGTTTGCTTCTTGTATTTGTATTTGTATTTGTATTTATGTTGTGTATTTCGGAATGATTATCCTCTTCGAAATGAATATCACGAATATACGCTTCCTGTAAATCAAGATAGTTTATTTTTACGAGTTCTTCATAGATTGAGTATTTTATTGATGGAGTCTTGTTTATAAAGTTGTCATATGCATGCTGTTCAAACTTTCGTAGATTATCTGTACACGTTTCCATAGATTCACATTCTTTGTTAAATAGCCTTTGGTAACCCTCAAAAAATGGTGCCAAAATAATTATAATAATCAACATTACAGGTGATACAACAATAAATAAGGATAACGCTAGATAGCAGAACCCACAAGTTATAATATTGTCTTTTGTGTATTTATGCATACTATGTTAAATATGTTATTTTTCTAATTTAAACATAACACCGATGGCATGTAAATAATGGTTACATGTTTGTGGGTGTAAATTACTCCACAGTAACGACCTTTGCTAAATTTTTGGGTACATCTGGATTAATACCTTTGTTTACCGATAATTTGTATGCCAACAGCTGCAAAGGAATTACACCTAGCAAATCACCGAATGTCTTGTTTTCTTTTATAAATAATACATTTTCTCTCTCTGACACCATTCGCTCATTTCTCTCCGATGTAATGAATAATACTGGCGCATGTCTTGCTTGTATCTCTTCGTAAGCATTCTCTGCCTTGGAATAATATTCATTTTTCGGCGCCAAAATAACGACTGGAAAATTCTCATCTAACAACGCGAATGGTCCATGTTTTAGTGCCGACGTAGAATATCCTTCACTATGAATATACGATATTTCTTTTATTTTGAGTGCACCTTCTTTTGCCACCGATTCAGACCTACCCTTACCCAGCAAAAAGCAACTAGTTTTGTCCTTGAAAATAGTATCAACCAACCTATCAACCTCCACAATCGAATAATTAATCGTTTGCTGGATATCATTCGATAACTGACGTAAATCAGTAATAAATTGTTTTCGTTTCATATTATTTATATTT